GCCTCAGCGATAGTACACCGGAGTATGGCACTACAGCAATGTAGGAGAGCAGCTCAAGGGAAATTCTTCCCTTGATTACCCGGCAACAACTAAAATATTGATGAAGCTTAAATTAAACGAAAAAGTCATTTTGACTCTCTTGTCTAAAGATAGCGAACATCAACAGGTTGCTCAGGAATGCTGGCAGAAGTACAAAACAGACTTTAATGTGTGCCGAAAGGCCCACGGTCCATCTTATACTCTTAAGCTTTATAAAACGGCTTACCAATATTTGGTAAACGTTCATTTAGGCTTAACACCTATACCGATTGATTTTCACAAGGTCGATAGGAGGAATCTTCCAAAGGTTCTTTGGCCCTTAAGGCCTCTGATCCGAATGGGAGACATACAGAGTATCCGGTTAACGATGTGCATAGCACGCGTTTTCCAGTTAATCCGTCTTCCTATTGACCCCGATTTTGAGGCGATAACCAAGCCGGGCAATAAATTAGAGAAATCTTACACTGTAAGTTTCAGTAACTATTGTGACCGTTGGTTTTCGAAACAAAATCTTAGTAATCTAGTAAAACTTCGAAGATCGAAGGCGCACAGTACAATGAAGTCTGGTCCAAATGGACAGGCTTTAGTGTATGCGTGTCACGATCTAGAGGCTTTACGTCAAGATGAAAGTCTTCTAAATAGTATTTACCGATTGAATTCCTTAACAGGAAACAATTGGATCAATACCATGATGAAGGCTAACTTTCTTGATCAACCTGTGAAGAAAGAGTGTTACCATTCTCGCCTTAGCTTCTCAGCTGAGGGAGGTGGTAAAACTCGAACCTTCGCAATTGTAGATTACTGGTCCCAATTCTCCTTAAGACCAATTCACGATAGCCTAATGGCTATCCTTCGACGTCTCGAAACCGATGGAACCTATGATCAGGAATCCGCTTTTAAGCGAATTCTTGAAAGGTCCCGCGGCCACGAAACGTGGTGTTTTGATCTGTCAGGAGCGTCTGATCGAATACCTGTAAAGGTACAAGCGATCATGATGACCTCCCTTTTCGGGAAGGACATCGCAGACACTTGGGTCCAAGTGATGACCAATCGTGTGTTCCATGTAGACCCAAAGATTGGATCTCCC